ACATACTCTCTTCAAAAAGATCACTGCAAAAAAAATAGACTTCCGTGGAATGACGCAAAGGCTCAAGCGTCGGCAAAAGAAGCTTTTGATAGATTATTTAATCTAAAATGGACACCTCCTGGTCGCGGACTGTGGATGATGGGTACTCAAATTGTAAACGTACAAAAAAACTCTGCAGCACTGCAGAACTGCGCGTTTGTTTCTACATCTGAAATGACTAAGCTTAATCCTGCAAAACCATTTGGATTCTTAATGGAAGCATCTATGCTTGGAGTAGGGGTGGGCTTTGACGATAAGGGTGCTGATAAAGATTTTATTATCTATTCCCCAAATAGAGGAGAGGTTACAGAGGTTATTGAAGACAGCAGAGAGGGCTGGAGAGACTCCGCAATTTCTTTAATAAATTCATATTTAAAGCCAGATCAAAATATTGTTTCTTTTGACTATAGTCAGATTAGGCCATTGGGCTCTCCAATTAAAACTTTTGGTGGAACAGCTTCTGGTCCAGCCCCACTGATAAAACTACATGAATCAATCAGAAGAATATTCAATAATCGCAACGGAGAAAAGCTTACTAGAAAGGACATAGCAGACATAGGAAACCTAATTGGTGTATGTGTTGTGTCTGGAAACGTAAGAAGATCAGCAGAACTTCTAATTGGTAGAATCGACGATGAAGAGTTTCTTAATTTAAAGAACGCAGAAGTCTTTCCAGAAAGAAATTCATATGATTCAGAAAATCCAGGTTGGGGATGGATGTCAAATAATTCAGTTGAGGTTTTTGTTGGTCAAGATCTTTCTCCAATTGTTGACGGGATTGCTAGAAACGGTGAGCCGGGAGTGATTTGGATGGACATGTCTCGTAAATATGGAAGACTAGCAGATGGATTAAATAATAAGGATCACAGAGTCGCGGGGTTTAACCCATGCGCAGAGCAGTCTCTCGAGTCCTACGAGTGCTGCACGTTGGTAGAAACATACCTAGGAAGACACGAATCCTTAGATGATTATAGAAGAACTTTAAAATTTGCGTACCTGTATGCTAAGACAGTAACGCTTCTTCCAACACACTGGGAAGAAACAAACGCCATCATGCAAAGAAATAGAAGAATAGGTGCCTCAATGTCAGGTGTTGCAGACTTTGCCGACAATAACGGAATGCCAGTTCTACGTGAGTGGATGGATGAGGGATATAAAACAATACAGAGATATGACAATATATACTCAGAATGGCTTGGAGTTCGTGAGTCTATTAAAATGACAACAGTAAAACCTTCTGGCACAGTTTCTATTTTGGCAGGAGAATCACCTGGCGTTCACTGGACTCCGGGTGGACAGTTTTTTAATAGAACGATTAGGTTTTCAAATGACGACCCAATGTTACCTTTGTTTAGGATGGCAAACTATAGGGTAGAGCCAGCTTCTGAGTCTCCCGATACTACATCAGTAGTTTACTTCCCAATAAAATCCAATGCGAAAAGATCAGAAAAAGACGTAACTATATTTGAAAAAATTGCTTTAGCAGCTGCTGCACAAAGATATTGGTCAGACAATTCTGTTTCTGTTACTGTATCTTTTGACGCAGAAACAGAGCAGCAGCATGTTGGTACGGTTCTGCATATGTATGATGGGCAGTTGAAAACTGTTTCTTTCCTTCCTCAAGGAAATCAAACTTACCCACAAATGCCGTATACTCAAATAACCGAAGAGGAGTATAACCAGGAAGGATCTACAAAACTCTTTCCAATAGATTTATCGGGAGTATACGCGGGACTAGCTGTTGATGCGATAGGCGAGTCTTACTGCACCACAGATTCTTGTGAGATAAAATTTTTAAAAGATAATCAAAAGAGTTAACTGTGCAAGGATTTGAAGAAGATGACATCAATAAAATGTTTGATGAATTAATGAGCTCTGCTTCCATAGAAGATACGAATAAAGAAGAAGCAATTTTTGATACAAAAAATCTTTTATTAATTCAAGAGTCTTTAATGGATAGTCTTTTGTCTGTAAATTCTTTAATATATAGATGTAACTTTGGTCCATCTTTTATCCCCACAAAAGAGTGGGAAGATTTACTGTCTTATTTGTATCAAGCGTCAGAAAATTTTTTTACTCACATGTCTAAGAACGATGATATAATGTATGCTATTACTGAAGAAGACGAACACGAACAAGAGGATACTGAAGAAGATGAATAGCCAAAATAGTGACACAGTCAATGTTTTAGACAAGGGTTATGTTAGGGTGGTTGATCATATGGGCAGTGATTTGTCGGTAGCAAATGCCGCTAGAGCCTCTTTTGCAAAAGAGTCAAAAGAATTTTCTGTAAAAGATGCAAGGTTAATTGACTTTCTTGCAAGAGAAAATCACATGTCACCATTCAGACACGCTTTTATAACATATGAGTTTAAAGCTCCATTAATGGTGGCTAGGCAGCACTGGAAATATGTCGTTGGATCAGATCATACAATGGATTCTTGGAACGAATCTTCAAGAAGATATGTTACAATGGAGCCGGAGTTTTATTTTCCAACTATGGAACAATGGCGTCTTGCCCCTGAAGACAAAAAACAAGGTTCTCAAGGTATAGCAGATCCTTTTATTGGATCTACACTGACGCAGCAGTTGGTGCAGCACGCAGAAAAAGGTGAGGCACTGTACAATATGGCAATGGAAAGTGGTATTGCAGCAGAGCAGGCAAGATTATTCCTTTGTGCATATGGTATGTATGTTGTCTATAGATGGTCTTGTTCATTGCAGTCTGTTGCGTTGTTCTTAAATCAAAGATTATCAGAGGATTCTCAGGTAGAAATTCAGGCATATGCAAATGCCGTAAAACAGCTAACACAACCATTGTTTCCTATATCTTTTAAGTCTCTTGTTTCTGAAGGGTTATTATGATATACAATATTCTTTTTGTATTGGTTTTCTGCATATCGATTAATTGGTGCATCAGTTTACACATGTTAGCGCAATCCAGAAAGAGTACAGCTACGACCTATCTGTCAATAGCATTATCGCTTTTGTTGGGACTTTTGGCTGGAGTAATAGCCATACTTTAAATTTTATTAATAAATAAAGACATTTGGTAGGATACAATCATGGCAGCTGGAAAATTAAATTATGTTGTTGTTTATGAAGGATTAAGTCAAGTATACGGTTGCGCTTCCAAGAAGATAGCGCTAGAATCTGCTCCACCAGAAGGATATTCTTTGGACCAAAAAAAAATATTGTTTATAACTTTTGAGCCGGATCAAAAAAGCCTATGTGTTTATGAAGTTCCAAAAGAGGAGATCATAACCGCAGAAATAAAAAAGAAAAAAAATGAAAATGAGTAAGAAACAAAACTTAAAAAAGAAAGTAAACGTAAAAATACTACCAGGACAAGCAATATATGTTGCAAATTTAGAAACGCTTCAGCATATATCAGAATTGTACAGGGAAATGTCAGGACAAAGTTTAACAGAAGAGGAAAGACTTTCTTGGCTTCAAGTGTCAGAAGAAATAAACTACGCAATATTTCAAACTTATTTTAATCCTGAGGATAGCGATGAAGAAGAATGGTGATATTATTTTTATAATGTGCGGAGTCGCACTTGGCTATGCAGCTGGAAGAATTTACATGAAATACAATAACAACTTTCCCAGATCAGTTTCTGCCTCAGACAGAAAACACATCAATATGCTAAAAGAATTTTATTTTGAAGATTACGGTTTGGCCGTAAAAAAATATCTAAAATACATTGGCATGGGATTGTCTTCTCAAGATGCACTAGATACAGTCATGACCATTATGCCAGTAGACCTTTTAATGATAGGCGAAATAAATGATTGATTTATGTGTGGTCAACCACAATACTAGACCTCAGCTGCAGAGACTTTTGGACACTCTGCATCACGATGCTGTAAGTCCAAATGGCGCGCTCAAAAAAAATTGGAACTTGTTTATAACCGACAATAATTCTACGGACGATTTTATACCATGGATAAGGGAGAACGAACAAAGATACGCTATAGATAGAATGTATCTAAGAAAAAACATAGGTTACTCAGCAGCAGCAAATATGATGGCTCACTCTTCTAGATCTGAAATAATTGGAATTTTAAATGGGGACATTTGGATGACTACAGAAGACTGTAGAAAAATACAAAAAATATTTCAAGAAAATGAAGATATTCATATCTTAGGTCCCAAGCAAAGAGATGAAAACAGTTTAATAACACACGCTGGAATAGTTGGAACAAATACCGCTCCAAAACATAGGGGATGGAGAGAATTTGATTTAGAAGATGAGCTATATAGAGATCAAATAGAATGTGTAACAGTATCCGGATCCGCCTATTTTGTCAGAAGAGACGTTTGGAATGCCCTAACTTCAAATTCAAAGTATCAACAAATATATCCAAACGCAGTAGGCGCATTTCTTCCAACGCCACACTATTATGAAGAGACTTGGTGTTCATATTTTGCCAGACATTTAGGGTATAATGTAGTTTATGACGGATCTATATCAATAGGCCATAGTTGGCACGCGTCAAGCCCAAAACCTGGAGAAGGAATTAGTCACGTAGACAAATACTTTCCTATGTCTAGGGAAATTTTTAGAAAAGCGTGCGACCATTTCGGAATAGAAAGAGATTAATTATGAGTGATAAATTAAATCCATGGATTTATAATGCAGAAGTAAAAAAAGTTGTTGATGGCGATACATTTGATATTGTTATTGACCTTGGTTTTGACACACTAAGAAAAGGTAGGGTGCGCTTATATGGGGTAAATGCTCCCGAGAGCAGAACTTCTAATATAGAGGAAAAAAAACGAGGTTTAGCTGCAAAAGAGTTTACTGATCAGTGGCTGCAAAAAGCTGGTAACTGGGTAAAAATAGAAACAATTATTGACAAAAACGAAAAGTATGGACGAGTTCTTGCAAAAGTTTGGGATAATAATGGGAATTGTTTAAATACAGATATAGTTGCAGCTGGACTTGCAAAAGAATATTACGGTGTTGGCGATAAAACATGGACAGAGTTTAAGAAAGACAAATAGTGCAGGTATGGCTATTTCTGTTTACTTAGCTGGAGCTATGGATCATGTTGGAGACTACGCCATAGGATGGCGCGAATCCGCATCAAAAGCCTTATCGTTTTTGGGCTACAAGGTCTATGATCCAACCTCCATCCCAGAAGATCCTGAGATGACCGCTGATGAAATTGTTCAAAAAAATTTATTTATGCAAAAAAAATCAGACTTAATGCTGGTAGAATACATGCTAGAAGATAGGGCATATATAGGAACTGACTTTGAAATGGCTTGGGCCCCAATGAACAATCAACCAAGTATAATTATGTGTTCTAATCAGAATAAAAATCGACCATATATGAAATATATGGCCACAAAGCTTGCAGACAATCTGCAAGATGCTATAGAATATATAGCAGTTCATTATCCAACAGAATAAAAAGGAAAAACAAAATGTCAGAAAACAAGTTCAAGTACTTTGCAGTTACTACGACTACACTAGTAAAGGCAAATAATAAGGCTGAGGCGCAGAAGGTGGCCATGGGCCGTCGTAACGTTGATGGCGAACTTCTTTTTAAGTCAACAGATATTGAGAGAATCTCTTCTGTTGAAGCGAGAGAGCAGATTGAAGAGCTTACAGCCTGATAAACTTGCAATGTTTAACGGGGGTAAGCTGTTATTCGGCTTACCCCCGTTAGATTATGGGAGATAATATGATAATTGCACAAATGGTCGGTAAAAATGAATCACAAAGATTTTTGCATGACGTTCTAGAAAGACTATCTCAACAGGTTGACAAAATTGTATTTACAGATGACTGCTCCGATGACAACACGTCAGAAATAGCCGCCAAGTACGCAGAAGTATTCAGTACAAGCGAAAGCCTATTTGCCAAGCATGAGGGTCATCTCAGATCTGTTGCGTGGAGTAATCTTGAAAAGGTAGCAAAGCAAAATGACTGGATTGTTGCAATAGATTGCGACGAAATGCTATTCCACGAAGATGGTCTGTCTTTAAGAAATGTTCTAAAGCAGTCGGCATATGACGTTGTCAACGTCAGGTTTTACCACATGTGGAACCCTACTCAATATAGGGTTGATAAGCTTTGGACACCAAACAATAGTTCTAGAATATTTAGGTTTCAATCAGGTGGAACATTCTTTGACCGCAAACTTGCCTGCGGATCAGAGCCTACTTATGTTGTTGATATGATTAGAAGAAAAAATTATTGGATTCATTCAGATCTGAAAATGAAACATTTAGGATATGTTAAAGATGAAGACAAGACAGCTAAATATGAAAGATACATGTCGATAGACAAAGGCGAGTTTCACAATATTCAACATATAGAATCTATAATTGACCCTAACCCTGTACTAATGAATTGGAACACTAATGAAAACCTATGATACAAAACAAACTATAATAAAAGTAACAGAACTTTTAGAAAGAAAAAAAAGATTTGCTTTTGTCACATATACTAGATCATCTTTTTTTTCTGTATTTAATGATATTAAAGGAGAAAAAAAACCACCAAGAAACTTTGTTCAATCAATGGCAAACAGTTTAAATATACAGGATTCAAATTATTGTGCAGCTGCTCAGTTAGAGTTTATTGATTCTCATAGAAATAAACTTAATAAAGCTGGACTGTCAAACAAAAATTTTTATGACTCGGCTTTTTTAGAAAATTATATATATGAAAATAAAGATGTATTTAAAATTTTCATGAATTATTATATCAAAAATACAAATGTTTTAGTTGTTTCTTTTCAAAGTATATCAAATATAGGAAAATTCTTTTCAAAAGATTCTGCTTTCATTACAGTTCCCTACAATGATTTTTATGACAAGTTAGACTCAGTTATCGCTCAAATAACAGAATTCACCAATGAATATGATTTAGCAGTGCTGGACTGTCCTATGTTTGGCTCAGCACTTGCTTCAAAAATATGGGAGAAAACTGATATGTCCATATTAGATATGGGCAAAACTTTAACGGTTGCCAGAGCTGCAGATAAAATAAACAGAATAAGAAGCAGTTAGACATGAAAAAGTGGGGGATAGATCAAGATGATGATGAGTTTCTCACAGATATGTTGTTTGAAACTGGTATGCCTATATCTGAAATAGCAAAAGAATTAAACTTTACAACTGCGTACGTAAATAAAAGAATTAATCAACTTGGCCTTTCGTGGGTTAAAGATCAGCGTAAAAAGATGTCCAAGGGTCAATCTATACTCACCTCTGTAATGCGCAAGCTTTTACCGGGGGAAAAAATCCTTAACGAGTTTCACATAGGAGATAGGCTAAAGCTTGATGTCTATTGCCCACGCTATAAAATAGCAGCAGAATATCACGGTAGGCAACATTTTTATTATACTCAAAGATTTTTTGATTCTAAATATGAATTTGAGCAGGCAAAAATAAGAGATAATAAAAAAGCTCAGATGTGCGCAGAACTTGGAATAGCATTAATAATTTTTAGATACAACGATTCATTAACGGAAGCGTCAATTTATGATAGAATTATAGAAGCCATAAGACAGTCAAACGTTCCTGCGGAACCAAAAAATAAAAAAACCATAAAAGATAATCCTTTGTATGGTCCAGCAAAAAAGAAAAACGCAGAGCAGCGTAAAAAATATTATCATAAAATGAAAGAAAACAAGAAGAATGACAGACACTAAGGCTAGTGAGGCGCCTGCAGAAAAAGAAATGCCGCTAGAATATCAAATATTTGCCCTTTCTTTGAGGCAAAAGGGGGCAATTGAGTATTTTGATGCATTCTTGCCAGAAGATATTGTGGGCACTATACATGGGCACACTGGCATTAATGAATTTTATAGGGCTATACTTGCATATCGTCATGCAACAAAGTTGGATATTGTTGATCCAGTTGCATTTAGGGTTTGGTTAGACTCTGAAACAGATATATATTTAGCCCTGGGTGGTGTCTCTGGCGTTGATACAATGATGGACATTTTGATGTCTTTAACTTTGTCAACGCCAGAATCTATTACAAAAATAATAAAACACAAAGCTAATAAAAGAAAACAATTAGATTATTTACAGGAACTTCAAATACTTATAACTCAAAAGGGGGAAAAGGATGCTAAGGATCTTGCAAGAATATCTTTAGTGACTTCCGAAATAAAAGATTTAGAAAATGAATTAAATTATAATCCTTTAGATAATGTGACGACAGCAGATGACATTGCAAGGCGCGCAGAGGATCTTTTACAGATACCAGATTTTTTACCTACGCAATACAAGTCTTTAAATAGAGCAATGGGCTATACTGATGAGGGTGGATTTTTTAAAGGCGCAGTGCACGCCATAATCGCTGCTTCCGGAAAGGGTAAGAGCACTTTTGCCAAATGCCTAGTCAACAACTGGGCAGACTGCGGTTATAAAGTTCTATATGTAAATTTTGAAGAAGCTGTATCTCACTGGGAAAGAGTTTTAATGACTCAAATAATAGGAAAGAATGTTTACGCTGAGTCAGCGAAATGGACGGAAGAAGAAAAGAAAAAGTATATATCTATATTTAGAGACAGACTAGATAAGTGGGGGAATAGGTTCATGGTTCGCCATGATCCAGAAACACCTTACTTTGAGGACTTAGAGAGGTGGCTGAGAGATATTACCGGAGATACAGACAGAATGCCAGATGTAGTTGTTATAGACACTATTCAGTCCATGTTTACTAGAGGGGGTAAGGGGAAACCAAGATGGGGTGAGTTTGAGGAAATGATGGTTAGGCTAGAAAAACTTGCGAGAGATATGAATTGTGTTTTAATTATCACTGCTCAAGAAAATTCAAATCGAATGAAAGAAAAGAGAGAAGTGGTACAGCAGTCAGACACCGGAGGCTCACTCGCCATACAGCAGAAGTGCGCCGTCACAATTTTTATTACTGAGAAAAAATTAATTAGTGGAGACGACTCAGAGGACGACAGCATCATGCAGCTTCAAATTCCTAAAAACAGAATTACTGGCTCTACTTTTGTTTATGATTCTCCTTTGGTGAAATATGTAGATGAAAACAAAACTTATGAAGAATACGAAGCAATAACAAAAAAAGATTACGAGCACGAAAGTGATTTTGATTTTCGCGAACTAGCAGACAGAATGGTCATAATATAAAATGCAAAGAGTAACATCAAAACAGCTAAAAGATTTTCAGATATGTGCAAGACTGTATGATTACAGACACGTAGATCAACTGCCCGAGAAAATATTGGGTAGGGATTTATATTCTCAAAAATTTGAAAATACTATAAAAAGTATAGTAAATTTTTATTTTTATAAAAAACAATCTGGAGCTGCTCCATCCTACGCCTCGCTTCTTAATAGGTGGGAAAAGTTGTGGTATCCAAAAAATACGACAGCACAAGACATTGCCCAAGAGCAGCATGAAAGCGCCTACGGCAATAATGCTAGCCTCACCACAAAGGCTGCAGCAGCTTTGTTGGGAGTGATAGAAAATTTTGCCGATACGGCAATCATACCAATGGCTATAGACGAAGATTTTTTTGTTTCAATAAATAATCCAATAACTATTTATGATAGTTTTGATTTGATATATAGTTTAAATGAAACAATATATGTTGTTAAGTGGGTATTTAATACTAAATTTAAAAAAGAATATTTATATACAACCGATTTTGCAATTTTAAATCTTGGATACTCAAATAGATATGGACAAAAAATTAAGAAAACCAAGTTTGGGTATTACGATTTGTTAAATTCAAAAAGTAACTTTACAGAATTTGAAACAAAAAAAGAAGACATAGACGTTTTAAAAGCTTGGTGTAATCAATTAAAAGAAGAAAAGTTTTTTCTTCCCAAAAGAGGGATGATCTCCTACTGTGCGTCCTGCCCTTTTGATTCTCCATGTTCAAAATGGAATATTAATAAAGCACAAGAAAGCTCACGTTAAAATGGCAAAAAACATACTAGACGAAATACTTTTGGATAACAATAAGATTGTTCCAAAAAATGACGAAGATAAAATATTAAAACCTTTATTAGATGAAATAAATCTTATTGTTGACGAAGGCATAAAGTCTTTTGTCAGATCAATACTATTGAGGTCTAAATCTTTTTGGGTAATTCCCTCTAGTTTTTCTGGGAAGTATCATCCATCAGACGAGCACAACGAGGGTGGCAACGTGCTGCACACCAAAAGGGTTGTGCGCGCAGCAAAAATCATAAGTGAATCTTACTCTCTTCCTCAAGAGGATTTGGATATGATCATCGCCGCAGCCCTTTTGCATGATGTAACAAAGGGTATAAAAATAGATGGAGAAGATTCGTTTCATTACGATCCGATGCATCCGTATACTGTTGGTAAACTAGTCAAACGATGCCAAGAAGAAGACAAAAAATATGCTTCAGAATCGGAGTCCTCGACCATATATCTGTCTGAAGATGTAGTGCAAATAATCTTGAGAATGGTTAGGTGCCACCTGGGGCCATGGTCTCCTGTTCCGGAAACAATACCAATTACTTACATGGATATGATAGTTCATCTGGCAGACAACCTGGCTTCTAAGGTACACTATATAGTTGACGGAGACAATATAATAGAAGATAGATGGAAAATAAATCGAGATGGATGAAGTAGACGAACGTTTGTTAAAAAGATTTACTGCCATCAAAAAAATGGACTATTATATAGAGGAATCTATATACTATAGAACTCACTTTTCTAATTTAATAGGTCTTTCAAAAAATATTTTATGGAGTTCTGAAAAAAACATAAACACAGTTAAATTATATGAAGATTAATTTAGAGCAAAACAAATTTCTTTCTCAATGGAAATACTATGAGGTCGCGAGGTATGTGAGTTCTTTAAACAGGGTCATTAGAGATAAGCAAAACGGAATGCCTCTCATACTTGAATCGCATGAGATCGAAAATTATTCTGCAAAGAATGATAATACAGGGATTTATACTTCTGTTTTTGCGTACAATTCAATAGATTTAGATAAAGCATTAAGGTTTGGTCCTCTCTATTTTGACCTTGACAGCGAAAACATTAACCTAGCTTTTGATGAATGTAAGAAATTATTTGAATACCTTGTGCAGTTTATTCCAAAGTCATCTATTTTGGTTTATTTTACTGGGAAAAAAGGGTTTCACATAGAATGTGAGCCGATATCTTTGGGCATTAATCCATCTAATCAATTGGCTAAAATTTATAGATTTATTGCAGGTGATATGAAAGATAAGTTAAATCTTTCTACAATTGATTTTTCAGTTTACGATCAAAGAAGGATGTGGAGATATCCAAACTCAAAGCATCAATCAACTGGTCTGTATAAAGTTCTGTTAAATCCGTACCAGTTGAAAAATTATATACATTGCGACATTGCAGAAGTTTTAGATTACGCTAAGCACAAGCAAAATATATCCGTATGCGAACAAAGCTTTGACTATAAAGCCAATGAATGGTACAGGCAGTATTCTTATGAAATGGAAGAAAGCTTAAAGAAAAAGGATGATCCATTAGAGTACTTCAACAAGTATGGATCAAAAGTTTTTAGGGAAGTGCAAGAGTCGACTAGGTGTTTTGACAAGATCAATTTGATGTCCAAGTGTCCAGCTATTCAAAGGCTGTACAATCAGGCTGTTGAAAATCATAACTTGGAGCATGAGGCTAGGTTGTTTTTGTGCTCAATATTGACCTATACCGAAGACTCAATTAAATTCCTGCACGAAATACTAAGTAATTGTTATGATTATAATTTTGAAAAATCGTCTGCGCATATAAATGATTGGATAAAAAGAAGGAATATGGGCATAGGAGGAAGACCATATACTTGTGATAGAGCTAATTCAGCTGGCGTTGGATGCGGAAGCTGTGCTTTAGAGGCTAAAAATAAATGGGTCAAGGTTGGCAATCGCTTTGTGGAAACAAGCGAAAAGTCTTTACCTTCTCCATTTAGATTTGCGTACAAAAACATAAAAAAGGAAAAAGAAAATGGTTAACAATCCAGATGATGTTATAGGCGTGTGCTCAGAATGTAAGTCTGATCAGCCAATGTCCTATATGGAAAGAAATCCTTTTGCTCATGAGGGATCTGCTGTGCCGTGTAAATATTGCGGCGGAGTAGTTATAATAACTTATAGAGAAACAAGAGATAATTCCTTGAATCAATCTGATAGAGAACGAGGAGTTGGGTGAAAAACTGGACAAACTTACATAACCATACAGTGTTTTCAATGCTGGATGGGCATGGTGACATAGAGCAGTATCTTTCTAGGGCTAAATCATTGGGGATGTCCGGCCTTGCTACAACAGACCACGGAAACATACACTCGTGGCTGGACTTTTACGATGCCGGAAAAGCAGCCGGAGTAAAACCAATACTTGGTTCAGAGTTTTATCAGGCTCGAAAAACTAGATTTGATAGAGACGAAGAAGAAAGAGCTGGCCCAGCTAAAAATGAGTGGGAACAAAGAGGGCCTTATCACATAACAATACTTGCAAAGAATAATGAAGGTTATCATAATATAATTAAAATGTCTTCTAAGTCTTTTCTTCAGGGTTATTATGTAAAACCTAGAGTAGATCATGATTTAATATTTTAACATTCCGATGGCATTATAGTTCTTTCTGGCTGTTTAAATGGAGAAGTATCTCAAGCTTTGTTGAGAAATGATTACAACTTTGCTCTTAGTTCTGCAAAAAAGATGCAGGACATAGTTCGGAAAAGAAAACTACTTTATTGAAATACAAGACCATGGTTTAACAGAACAGAGAAAGATATCAAATCAGCTTATTGAAATAGCAGAAAAAATTGGAGCTAAAGTAGTTCCAACAGGAGATTGCCACTACGTGCATAGGCATGACGCTAAAGCGCATGACATAATGCTTTGTGTTGCAACTAACTCAAATATTAATACTCCAGATAGGTTTTCTTTCTCTGGCGATGAATTTTATCTTCAGTCATATGAAGACATGTCATCTAGATTCACCGAAAATTTTCTTAGAAACACCATGTACGTGAATGACATGGTCGAAGTTGATTTGAAGTTTGGACAAATACACTTCCCAAACTTTCCCATTCCAACAAAAGAGTCTTCTACAGATTACTTTGAAAGATTGGCGTGGGAAGGACTAAAATTAAAGTATGGAGATCCTCTCCCTCAAAATATATTAGACAGAGCGCTACACGAGATCAAAGTTGTTAAGGATATGGGTTTTCCAGAATACTTTTTAGTTGTATCTGACTTGGTTAGGTGGGCAAAAAATAATGACATTAGAGTCGGATGGGGAAGAGGCTCTGCTGCAGGAAGCGTTTTGTCATATGCATTTGATATCACAAACTTAGACCCGATTAGGTTTGGTCTTATGTTTGAGCGCTTTCTAGTTGAGGGAAGAAAATCGATGCCAGACATTGATCTAGACTTTGATGACAGGCACAGAGACAAGGTAATCGAATATGCTAGGTCAAAGTATGGGTCAGATAGGGTAGCTCATATCTGCACATTTAACAGAACTGGAGCAAGGCAGTCAATTAGAGATGCTGCAAGAGCACTTGGTTATGATTTTGTTTCTGGCGGGGAAATAGCAAAGCTAGTTCCTCCTCCAGTGTTAGGTATTTCTAAATCTTTAAAAGAGTGCATGACGGTTTCTGAATTTTATAAAGAGTATTCATCAAATGAAGATTCAAGCAAGATAGTTGATACAGCCTTTGGTCTTGAAGGTCTAGTTAGACAAACGGGAATCCACGCAGCGGGTATTGTTATATCCAAGGGTCCATTAGTTGAGTATCTGCCCATAATGCAAAAAGGCGTTGAGAACCCAGTGGTTACGCAGTGGGACATGGGAAGGGTAGAGCAATGCGGTCTTTTAAAGATTGATTTTTTAGGACTAAGGAACCTTGGTGTTATAGATCAGTGTGTAAAATTAGTTAAAAAACACAGAGATATTCACATAGATATTGATTCAATACCACTAGATGATTCGTTAACATATAACGAACTATGTAAGGGCAACGCTATAGGCGTTTTCCAGCTTGAATCGAATAGCATGAGAGAGATGATGGTTCAGCTTCAACCTAAGACCATTGAGGACATAATGGCGCTAATATCGCTTCACAGACCAGGCCCTATGGGTTCTGGAATGGATAAGTTGTTTATAGACAGAAAACACGGAAGATCTAAAGTAGAGTATGATCATATTAGTTTGGAAAAAGTATTAGGGCCATCGCTGGGAGTAATGCTTTATCAGGAAGATGTTTTGGGTGTTGCTAGAGAATTAGCTGGGTTTTCTTCAGCTGAAGCTGATGACTTGAGAAAAGTTATTGGTAAAAAGCTAATAGACAAGATAGCTCTTATTAGGCAAAAATTTGTTCTTGGGTGCATTCAAGTATCGGGGATCACAGAGCAAAAAGCAAACAAAATTTATTCTGAAATAGAATATTTTGGTGGCTACGGTTTCAATAGAGCTCACGCTGCAAGCTATGCGATGATCTCATATATAACGGCATACCTGAAAAGTAATTATACAGTTGAATACATGGCAGCCTTAATGAGTTCGGTGGTTGGTAACAAAGAGAAACAGGCACTGTACTTATCAGATTGCAGAAAAAGAGGAATAAAAGTTCTGCCCCCTTCTATAAATAAATCAATGGAAGATTTTGGTGTCATAGACGAATCAACAATAATATTTGGCCTTTCTGCCGTAAACGGGATAGGGTATTCTGTGTCCGATTCCATTATTTCCAGCAGAGATATCGGCAAGCCCTATATTTCTATGCATGACTTTTTTAGAAGAACTGGATCTTCTGTTCTAAAAAAGAGTACGATTGAACATCTTGTTAAGGCAGGTGCTTTTGATGAGTTAATAGACAGGTCATTTGATAGCGATTTTGGACGAAGAACAGAACTGTCTATTCTTGAAAAAGAAAAAGAAGAACTTGGAGTTTATGTTTCAAAAAATCCAGTTGATGGAATCTGGGATTTGTTATCTCAAAATATATCTAATGAAATAGTGGAAGTTTTAGACATGTATCAAGGCAATAGGGTTTGTGTTGCCGGAGTTGTCTCAGGCGCAAAAAAAATTATAACCAAAAAAGGTGCGAAGATGTTTAAGTTTAATGTGCAGGATATATCGTCTGATATTGAAATAATAGTTTTTCCCAGAGAAGCTAAAAACTACGCCGATGATTTTTTTGCTGATGGAGATGTTATAAGGATTGTTGGTTCTGTTGCAAAAGACGGCGATGAAGAAAATTCAACCACAAAAATTGTGATGAACAACTGTGAAAAGATGGACTTGTCAAATTTTGCCGGCGGAAAACCTATTTATTTAAAAGCAAACAAGAACACTTCCTTGTCTGCTTTTAGTAATTTGTATGATATAATTAATTCAAAAAATGGTGGGTCTTATGTTTTTGTAGAAACTCAAGATGGAAATAAAAACATAACATTTAAATACAAAAATACAACATCTATAACTTTAAAAGAAAAACTAGAGAACGCATTAAAGGATAGGACATGACCATAAAAGGAACATACAAAAACCCAACAGAGAAAGCGTGCTGGATTTTTTGCGCATCGTGCAATAGATGCCAAGATAAAGGTAGATATACGAAATGCAAAGGGTGCTCAGGTAGGTTTGATCCTGAGGGGACAATAGATCCAGACGTTGATGACTATTGCGACTGCAAAAATGGAAACCTTAGATGGAAAACTAAAAAAGGTAAATTATTAATTACCAAATTTAAAACAAACCCCTTTAAGGGAACGGTAAAGTATGAAAAAAAGTCTCAAGATGAAAGAGATTGGGACTCTTATGTTAAAGATATGAGAGAAAAATTAAATGATCCAAACTGGGATCCCATAACAATTATAGATGAGGACTAAAAATGGTTAAGAAAGAAGTTGGAAAAGTAATCAAGAATAATATAGCGCTTGTTGAGTACGAACAAGAGGAACAGTTAATAGGCGCCAAGTTTTTTGTTCAAGTAGGAATAGCTGGTTTTTACTGCACTAAGAAAGAATTACAGGATCTTTATGCAGTTTTAAATTACTATTGCAATATAGAAGATTTTTCCGAGTGCATAATTAAAGTTGAGGATGAGCATGTGGCCATACGTTGAAGATGATTATATGGAAATAGGAAATACCGGATGGGTTGCTATTGGTGAGGGATTGTTTAAAAATATTAAGACGGGTCATATTATAGATGAAACAGGAATAGAATATGACGCAAATGGAAATGTAATAGAGACAAAAAAAGAATGACTTTAAAAATAAAATCAATAGAAGAACTAGATCATTTTCAAAAGTTTACACTCAGTGAATTTAGCTACTCCAGAATAGACACATACGAAATGTGTCCTTCAAAATATTTTTTTTCATACATAAAAAAAGAACCAAGGCGATTTAATGCACCAGCAGTCTTGGGCAACATAGTGCACTCAGTTCTGGAAGATTGCATATCAAAAGATAGCGATCTAGACATAGGCCAGATGAAAAAGTTATATAAAGACAATCTTTTATCTTACGATCCAGCTGGAAAGATTCCCAAAGAATTAGTTGATGTTGGTGACGAAATTGTAGAAGAGTTTTTTGACCTTAACAAAAATAAGAAATTTAATGTGTATGGAAAAGAAGTTGGTTTTAATTTTGTTATAGGAAACTATTCTATTATTGGATACATAGATAGAGTAGACGTTATAAATAATGATGTTTATATTGTAGATTACAAAACTGGCAAAAGAGAAGTTGCCCTTAAAGACATTCCAAGCAATCTTCAGCTACGGAATATACGCATTGGCAGCCAAAAATCTTTTCCCAGATAAAACAATAAACGCTTCACTTCATTATTTAAGAACAAATAGAGTTAAATCTCACACCTACACAGAGGAAGATCTTGAGATAGTTAAGGTAAGTTTGTTATCAAAGATTGATAAAATAATTAACGATCAAAACTTTTCTGCGACTTTTAACGAGAGAATGTGTTCATTTTGCGATCACGCTGAAAGCGGGGCTTGCCGGAGTCGGAGCCCTAAGACTTAAAAAAATGAAAAGAGACATCTAAAAACCCCCCCCACATAAGTGGAGGGGGTTTTAAAGCATCATAAGTGTTTAAACTCAGAACTGCTCTACAGGATCCTGTTCGGCAGAAACAACCAGGTCAAAGTCTGATTCAACGACGATTTTAACTGCGTCGTTGTGGTTGAAACCGAGCTGTGTAAGATCCTCGATAACATCCTCGTTGATTGACTGGCGCATGCTGTTTATAATTGTGTCTAGTGTATTCATGATAGGTACTCTATCACCTTTCTGCCTTGGTGGCAACTTTTTGTGGTTATGTTTTGTTTTTAGTTTGATTATAAAGTATAATATAGGTGTCTTTGACGAAGATGAGGATAGCACAATGAAAACAGAAGTGACAACTCCAGAGCAATATTTTTTTTCGAGAAGCAAAAAAAGAATGCACCCAAATTTTAAAAAGCTTATGTCCCAATCAATTGATATGGTCATCCTTAAAGAGGAGAGCAAGAGCTCTAGAGGCAACGCATACAAGCATACTAAATCAGGATACAGGGAAGATTTAGGAATAGTTATGAGATCTAATTGGGAGGCAAATGTTGCGAGGATATACAATGCGTATGAAGTTAAATTTGAATTTGAGCCTAAAGTTTTTTCTTTTCCAATAAAAAGAGGAACAAAAGGTTATACGCCAGACTTTTATCTGCCAAAACAAGATGAGTGGTTGGAGATAAAAGGCTATTTGGACGACAAAAGTAAAATTAAACTTAAGAGATTTAAAAGATATTACCCACAAGAATTTGAAAAACTAACCTTTATATGCAGTAGGTATTCCAACAATGCAAAAAGCTTTGCTGCGGAACTGCGGAATACTGCAGGTTGTTTACTACGAAGACATCAGAAATTTTTATTCAAACAAAATACCTTATTGGGAAGGAAAATAGCATGACTAGCTACAAGGAGCAATATTATTCTTTAGAAGAAAACGAAATGCAGGAGTTAATACGTAAGGCAAAAGCAGGAGATGAAGACGCAAAAGCAGAATTACTTAAAGTTTTTAATAATTTTTTGACTAAATATGTCAGCATGCTGTATTACCGGAAAATATAGCTACTCGGATTATGATATTAGGAGATTTGTATCACTTTTTGTTAAAGACAAAATTGTTAGATTTAATTTAATGAAAAATAAATTGAATCAGGCAGGATTTAAGCATGTGAATGAGTGCATGAGGCGGAATAAGCTACATGACAAAAAGATACTGCACGGAAGAGGAAGTTAGGCAGACGGTTCAATACACATTTCTTCAGTGCGTTCAAAGATATGAAAAAAGAGATTCAGAAAAAGGGCCAATCCCCTTTAGTGCATTCTTATACAGTTACTTTTTTTATCTTCTTAAAAAAAATGTAGACACATTTTTAATTGATCAATTAGGAAGAAAATCTTTTCCGCTATATACGGGTGACGAAAATAGCGAAAACGCAGAAGAGCAAGTTGAAGGATTTAACATTGACACAATCAATTATGCTGTTGTAGATAAACATTTTGACAATGCAATAGACGAATTTTGGGTCCTTGGAGATGAGGTTCAACCACCTTTTGATAAGCTTTCTGTTCAAGAAAGGCAACTTCTTAAGTGGAAATATATAGACAACAAGAAATCTTCCGAAATAGCTGCTAGAATTACTGAGCATCCAAATACTGTTCGTGAACATTTGTCTAAAATAAAGGTAAAACTTAGGGCAATATTAGAAGAGCAAGATATGGAAGATTATAAACTATTAGCTTTTTTTAACACAAACAAAGAGGACATTGATGATTAGTGATTTATCAACACTTGATGGGCTTTTTAATTTTTTGAATCCTCAATTACAAGAGATAGTTAAAATATTTTCTAGGTCTGAAGATTTAGATAGATATTTTATAGAAATTCCAGACGCCAACTATGTTGATTTGACGGTAGAAGACTTGGCTTCATTGGTAGCTAGGTCTTCTAATGTATATGGAAGAGTGGCTAGGTTTGCCGGGATAGCTAGGGCTCAAAGAAAGCTTTTAGAGGGTAGATATAAAAAAGTTTACAAGGCAAACAGAATCGGCAGAAACGAATCTGAGAGAGAAGCCTCTGCCATTGCTGCTGCAGAAAAAGAATATGAGTCGCTAACAGCGGTAGAAGCATTGGTTGAATTAATAGAATCAATGGAAACATCGGCCAGAATATCATCAGAGTCTGCAAGAAAACTCATGGACAAGGTTCAGTCCATGCAAGTGGCTAGCGCTCGTGAAGATAAAGGGTTTTATGCAGAAAAAGATTACAGCATTTTTTAGGGAGCACACATGTATATAGGTCACTACAAATCAGTCACGTCTAACTTAGAGTTTTATTCTTCGCTTAAAGATGACTTGTCTTTTCCAGCGCAAGTTGTATATGAAGGGCAAAGATATCTTTTGCAGTATACATATATTGTTTCATCCAAATCTATTCACAAAAAAATAACAGATAGAGCCACTGAACTTGGAATACCAAAAGATATAGCGGTAGATTAAATGAATATAGAAGTTTTTTGTGATGGAGCATCTAGGGGTCAGGGGCAAAAAAAGATTGGAGAAGCTTCTTGCGCCGTTGTTGTTTACAAAAATAGAAGGAAAGTCGCACAGTTTGCTAGAGGCTTGGGCCAAAGAACCAATAACGAAGCAGAGTATGAAGCTGTTATAGCCGCTCTTTTAATCTGCTCCATGTCAGACTTTAAGGATCCAATAATCTATACAGATTCTGCAGTGGTTGCAAATCACATTTCTGGTAAATGGCGATGCAAAAACGCTACTTTAATACCACTTTTAATGACTATAGAAGACATAGAAGAAGAGTACCCATTTAGGGTGTTGCAGGTACCAAGATCGTTTGTTTGGGAGGCCGATATGCTGGCAAACGAATTTTTGGATCAGCTAAAAGAAAGAAAACAAAACATAATAGAAAAGTAGATGGTATAATATTATTATGATTAACAATTTCAAAGAAGACTATCCAATAATTCTAGGACTAGCAGGAAAAGCTGGTAGTGGAAAAACTACTGTAGCAGAAAATTTAGTTCCCAAAGGATCAATAGATGTATCAATAGGTGGGATAAAATGGGACCACATTTTTTATGCATTACCCATATACGAACTTGCATCAATCAAAAGAACCATTAGCGGAACAAACGCAAAGAATAGACAGCTGTATGCCATACATGAAGTTTTGTTTGAGGTTTATGGCGGATCCGCTCTAGGCAATATACCATCTTATGAGACTTTGGTTGAAAAAGTTAGTTTACTTTACCATTTACCAATAGAGCCGGAAGGTATAAAGCCAAGAAGTTTTATGCAGGAAGCAGGAGATATCTGTAGACATGGATTTGAAGATTGCTTTGCAACGTGGGCAATATCAAAATCACATAAAATGTTTTCTTCATACAGAAAGTCTCTATCTGAAGATGAGGCCCGTGATCCCTTTGCTGTTATAATTTCTGATGTGAGATTTATAAACGAGGCGCAGAAGATACTGGAACAGCCCAACGGAATTATAGTCTGCTTTGACGCAACAGAAGAGGTTTTATTAGATAGAATAATGAAAAGAGATGGCAGACCGATGACTGATCAGCAATCGTCTCATAAATCAGAACAACAAATTAGCACCATAGCAAGTATGTCCAATTATGTTGTAGATACATCTGATATGTCGATTGAAGAACAGGTGTCTAGTACGCTAAAATGTATCGGTATACTTAAGGAGCAAAATGCCTAAGATAACCAGAACAGCACAGGAACAATCAACAGGCTCCCCAATAGAACAGGTGATAAATTTAATGGCACAAGAAATATCTATATCAACAAATCCAGTGTTTATATGTGGTGTAAACAGAAAGATTAACATAGGAAACTTTGAAAATATTGACGTATATGCTGGCGTTACTATACCATTGATTAACATAGATCCATCAGATAGAGAGGCTCTTTCTGAGGCCGTCAAGGCCGCTGCCGTAGATGGTTTTTCAATGGTCTCCAGAGAAACTGGCGAAAGATATACTTTAATTAAAGAATCTCAACAGGGTAAATAGTATTTAATTTGCATTTTCTAGAAAAAACCTGTATTATATTTAATGAATTAATTCAACTTTTAAAACAAGAGGTTAAAATGATTAAAAAGCTAGCAAAAAAAATTACTTCTCTTTTGGGTAAAGCTAAAAGAAAAAACGTTAAGTCTGGTCAAGACGTATTTATTAATTCGTTGATTGATAAGATTTCAAATGATGTTAATGAAGTAGCTAAAGCCGTAGATGAAGCAGTCACTAATGTTTCTGGAGCAGCTGCAAAAGAGGCCAAAAAGGTTGCCAAGGTCGTAGAGACTAAAGTGCCTACTAAGCCAAAAGCAGATAAACCAAAGACATCTGCAGCAGATTCAGGAGCTCCAAAGAAAAAGGGAAGACCTAAAAAAACAGCTGAATAATACATTGCAAAAATGAAGGTCCTTTTATTCTGCAAAAGTTTAAGAGGACCTCATTTGCGTTACTATGTACCCTATGTCATTTGGTAAATATCGAAAAGTATCAAAAAATAATTGGTCAAATCTTGAAAATAAAAAATCTAATCCCGAAGAAAATGAATCAGAAAATCAAGAAAAAAACCAACCAGAGCCCGAGGAATAAATATGCCCTTCAAAAAAATGATTAAAATTGGAGGCTTTAAATATAATACACAACCGAAAATGGGTTCCAGCAATGTTATGTATGGGGTTTTTTTAAATAACGCAAAAAAAACAAAGAAAAAAGGAAAAAGCAATGGCAAAAAAAGATCCTAGACTTGCAAGAGCCCGGAGTTTCTGGCTTTAATCAACCCAAAAGAACCCCAAGTCATCCTACAAAATCTCACATAGTCGTTGCCAAGTCTGGTGATCAGGTAAAAACAATTAGATTTGGTCAACAAGGCGTAAAAACAAATCAAACAGTTGGCCAAAGAAAAGCTTTTAAGTCTCGTCACGCAAAAAATATTTCTAAAGGAAAAATGTCTGCCGCGTACTGGGCGGATAGGGTAAAGTGGAGTCCCAGTAAAACACAATCATCTTCTAAAAAATGGGTAAAAGGATCATAATATGGAAGCTGTAATCGTTGCAACAATTGCTTCCGTAGGAGCGGTATTGGTTGCCCTAGTGCAAAAAGGTAGGGCAGAAAACAAGGTAGATCATAATACAGTCACCGACATGATTGTTGGCGTAAAAGATGATATAATAAGTTTACACTTTAAGATAGATCATGTTGATGATCAGGTGGACAAAGTCGACGATAAGATTGATATGCATATAAAATCTCATCGAAGAAAATAATACTAGTATTAAAACAAGGAGAAAAAAATGGCAAAGAAAATGTCAAAAGCTGGCAAGGGCGTATCAGCCCCAGAGCCAACAGTAAGCGCAGGTCAAGCAAAGATGGGTCAGAGACCTATTAAAGATAGCAAGGGCAAAAAAATTGAAACAAAAGGCGCTACTGCAGCAAAAAACTCAGTTTCGTCTGGTCAGATGAAAATGGCCAAGAGACCAATCAAAAATTCAAAAGGTAAGGTTATTGGCTGATAACTGAGTAAATTATACTCAAAAACAGAATCGGGGATGGTACTATATATGTGTATCGTCCCCGATTTTCAATTACAAAGGAAGATAAAAATGGCATATGACAAAAAAAATAACAAAGCAATGACCGGCAAAAAGGCAGCCCCTGCAAAAAATGGATCAGGCTTAACAGCAAAGCAAAAGAAACTACCTCCTTTTATTCAGAAAGCAATTCTTGCCAAGAAAAAAGGAAAGTAATATGGTCTCAAAAAAGAATCCAGACAAAAAATGGATTCAACGTGCGATAAAAAGACCTGGTGCCTTTACCGCTAAAGCAAAAAGGGCTGGCAAGTCAGTTGCTGGGATGGTATCTGCTGTGACTAAAAATCCAGAAAAGTATAGCAAACTTACTGTTCAGCAAGCAAACCTTGCAAAAACTCTTAGGAAGATTAACAAAAAAGGTAAATAAAATGGCTAGAAAAAAAAGTAAAACTTCAGTTTACAACAACGCAGGCAAAACCGTAGATGCCAGCATCGATGGAACAAGGTCAGTACCAAAAATGAAAAAGAGTATGTACGGAAAAGCAGACTCAAAAACTTTTTCCACAAAGACTAAGGGATTAAAAAATGGCAAAAGTAAATAAACCAACAAAACCGGGACTTTGGTCTTCGGCAAAATCGCAGGCTAAAGCTAAGTTTGATGTCTATCCTTCAGCTTATGCGAATGCCTGGGCAGCAAAAAAATATAAGTCAATGGGTGGTGGATGGAGAACTGTCTCAACCAAGAAAGCAAAGAAGAGCAAGTAAATGCCAGGTCCTAAAGGCGTTGGATTAACTAAGTGGTTTGACCAAAAATGGGTTAATATTGGCGCGCCCAAGAAAAAGGGAAAGTTTCGACCCTGCGGAACTTCAGGGGCTGGAGGATCTGGGTACGCTAAATGTGTTCCTGTGGCTAAGGCAAGATCAATGAGCGCAGGACAAAGAAAAAGCGCAGTTCAAAGAAAGAGGGCGTCCGGCACCCCAATAAAAGGGGTGAAAGGTCAGGCGCCAAAAAACGTTGCTACCTATGCAAAGGGTTTAAAAAAGAAAAAATAATTATGAGTAGCAATAACCTAGAAGCTTTTAGCGGGTTTATGCCTATGATTTCTCAAATAAGCTTGACTAGTGAAAACACAATGCTGGACACAGAAGGGCAAATAGTTAAGGCTCATGAATTTAAGATTACTACTAGAGATAACAAAGAACATATCTTTAGCATTGAAAATATAGATCTTATGAGACTTTATTTTTTAATAATGAAAATTAATAATTCTTAAGGAGAAATTATGTTACCAAGTAGAGAAGTTCGAGAAGCAGCTGAATCTATTGCAAGAAGCCAAAGGCGTGGAAGGGTAATACTTGGTGGTGGCTTAGCTGCCCTTGGGACAGGTACTATGATTCATGAGGCTAACAGAACCGGGATGACGGGTCCACCCACTCCAATGATGATAGCGGGTTCAATTGCAGCTGCGGGAGGATATAGCAAACTAGCTAGGCGGATTGTATAGGGGAAGGGAATTTCTCTGAGCGGATTTTTTTAATTTGAATACCCGGTATGCGCCTGCAACAACTCTAGATAATAACGCATGCTCCGCAGTTTGCAGGTAAAAGATAAAACCGATATAATATATCCTTGAATCTACAGTAGGGATATATATGACAGAACAGATGTGGACATGGCTATTGTTTGCCATGGAACTAATTGGTGTTGGCGGAAGCTATCTAGTTGGAAACAAGAAATGGTATGGCCATCTCATAGTCGCTCTTCATTCGTTTCCTTGGCTAATATACTCACTTATTTTTAATAAACCAGGATTTTTTGCCATGTGGATACTGTGGCAATGTGTTCACTGGAGAAACATGGTTAAGTGGAGGAGCAATGGGCAAAGAGATTAAAGTTTCGGTTATATTAACTAGTTATAATAATCCGAAATATTTAATGCGAGCTATAAAATCAGTTCTTGCTCAAACATATGAAAATATTGAGCTGATAATAGCTGACGACAATTCTTCCGATGAAGAAGTCTACAAAATAATTCGTCTATATTTAGACAATCCAAAAGTAAAATATTACAACTCTCAGGTAGCAAAAGAAAATAGACTTAAGACGGCACGTTACGCAACGCAAATTAACACCGCTGTAAAATACATATCTACAGGCACTCATCTCCTGTATTTAGCTGATGATGATTATTATTATCCACAAATGATAGAAAAAATGGTTGAGTTTGTTGAAAGAACAAATCATGATGTATGCTTTTGTGCACAGCATGTGCGAGATGTTGATGACAACATAGATGGTGGCGGTATTGATGGTCGTGGTGTCAGATGGTTTCAAGAAGTTCTAATACGTGGTGCAGACAAGTTAGATCATAATCAGGTGATGACATCTCGTCACGCATATGATCAAGTTGATGGATGGGAAGACGCCGCCTGGTGTTGGGCAGGAGCTGACGCAGCTTTTTTTGATAGGCTACAAAGAGCAGGGTATATGTTCTATCCAATTGATTTTACAGAACCACTCCAAGCAAAAATGTACAGAGAAAACTCAGTACAGTGGAACATGGCAAATAATCTAGATCCGATTGGAGGGCAATTAGCAAATGAGCAGTGTTAATTTTTGGGCTGTTGGCATGGCGAGAGATGAAGGTGACATTATTGATCACACCATGTATCACTTTGCAGCTAATGGAGCAGCTGGAATTATAGTTGCAGACAATCTATCTAAAGATGATACAAGAGAAAGAATGGAAGAAGCTAAAGAGAATATAGCTAAATTTAATCCAGAGATTAAAGTTATTATTTTAGAAGATAATATAGTTCAATACACTCAGTCTCAAAAAATGACCAACTTAGCTGCTATGGCTCGTGAAAATGGAGCCAAATGGATTGTTCCTTTTGATATTGATGAGATCTGGCATTCGTCAAAAGGAACTTTGCAGGAAGCGTTTGAGGAATTAGATAGTCAAGAATATGACGCATATAGGGTTTTGTATACCAATCATTCTATTACAGAGTTTGATGAGCCAGGATTATCTCCTTTTCATTCCATAAAATATAAATGGAACCTTCCAACTAACCACAAGTGTTGTTTTAGGTTTAGGCCATCAGACAAATCTGTATCAATTTCTAATGGAAACCATTTGGTTCAGTACAATGGGTGGAACTATATGTCAAATATTAATATAGCTATTGATGATTATGGTCATGATAAAATTATATTTGGCCCACAATTACTAGCAATTAGACATTTTCAATGGAGATCTCTGGATCATTTTATGAAAAAAATTCTCAATGCCTACGAAGCCTGTAAAGCTTTAGGTCCTGGGGCAGATCTATACAGCGGTGCAGCATGGGCTGAACACTTTAATATCTACGAAGCTGATGGATTAGATGGATTAGTACAGTATTTTGACAACAATATTTTAGTAACTCAAGACACTGGATCTTTAATCTATGATCCAGCCCCAATCATGGAGTTACCAGCATGAATAAAGTGTCATTAGTGGTTATTACAGATGGAAGACAGTCATGCATAGAGCAAACCATAGATAGGTTTGAGGATGTTATTAATTATTCTTTTTGTGAAAGAGTAATAATAAATGACTCTGGCGATATAAGATATCATAATTTTTTAACAAACGCTTTTCCAATGTTTAAAATTATTTCACACGAGCAAAGAAGAGGATTGGCTGGTGCAGTACAGTCAGTTTGGAGTTCTATTGGTGAAGAGTCTGAATATGTCTTTCATCTAGAAGACGATTTTATTGTCAAAAGAAAATTTGATATAGATCATATGATTTTCTTACTGAAAAACAATTTGCACTTAATACAAATGGCTTTAGTTAGGGACCCTGTTAATCCACCAGAAGAAGAAGTTGGTGGATTTGTATTTCAGCACAAAGAATCTTATGAGCAAAAAGGTGATTTTTTTGAACATGGTAGACTGTTTACTTTAAACCCATGTGTGTATCCAATCTCTACTACACGAATTGGTTGGCCAGACCATGGTGGGGAATCTGAGTTTACACAAAAAGTTCATTCAATAAACAAGCAACTAAGATTTGGTTATTACGGAAACATGTATGATGAACCACTTGTTACACACATAGGCGGCAGAAGAAGTGAGGGTTGGTTTTTATAAATGTTTATAATCCCATGTAAATTTGATAAAAACTACCCAATAGTTTTTCAATGTATTGAATCAATAATAAAATTTCATCCAAATGAAAAAATTGTTTTAGTAGATTCTTCTTCATCTGATAAAAGTTATTTTAAGGACATAGATTCATCTGTACAAATATTTGATGTAGATAATAAAAACTATGCTTTAGAAGCATATAATATAGGATACAATAACAATCCGCATGAAGATTTTTATTTTTGTATTCATGATTCATTAGTTCTTAATGGGAATATAGATTTTGTAAAAAACAATGATCTAACTACAATTAGATGGTGGGATTCTCCTCCGACCCCTATGGGCAGAGATGAAAATGATCAAGACTTAAGTGTCTGGGCAGATGAACAACTTAAAAAACATATGGGCTTTGAATTACCCCACTATTATAAGGGCGTTTTTGGTCCAATGATGCTGGCCTCCAATAAAACAATGCAAGACCTCACTCAATCTGGGCTATTCAATATTCTTCCAATTAATAAATTTCAGTCCTGTGCAACAGAAAGACTGCTTGGCATAGCCCTTGGAAGATTGGGTTATGACGTAACAAATTCTCTTCAAGGTCCTATGAGTGATTTTTATGGTTTATATGATGAAAAATATGTTAAAAAGAACTATCTATTAAGAATGTAGGGTTTATGAATAATTTAGTTATTTTTGATTTAGATGGAGTTTTATTAGACAGTAGGGAAGTTCATTACGAGGCATTGAATAATGCGCTTGAATTTTTTGGAAAACAATATATAATTTCTAGAGAAGAACATTTAAGCATATATGATGGTTTACCAACTACAAAAAAATTAAATACATTATCTGAAAATAAAAATCTTCCTACAAATCTTCATAATGAAGTTTGGAAAAAAAAACAAGAAGAAACTTTATTTATTTTCAATAAGCTTTTAAGAGATGAAGAACTAATATCATTTTTTAAAAAACTTAAATTTAATTCATTCAAGATTGCAGTTGCATCTAATAGCGTAAGAGATACTGTAAAATTAGTACTAATACGACTTGGACTAATTGAATATATAGACTACTTTGTAAGTAATGATGATGTAAAAAGAACAAAACCATTTCCAGAAATGTATTGGACATGCATGACTGCTTGCAACGCACTGCCAAGCACTACGGTAATCGTAGAGGATAGTCACATTGGCAGACAAGGAGCATTAGACAGTGGATCAACTCTTGTTGCAGTAGAGAATAGAAATGATTTAAATATTCAAAAAATTGATAAGATAATTAATATTTTATCTAAAAAACAAAATAAAAACATACCATGGAAATCGGAAAGTATGAACGTATTAATACCTATGGCTGGTGCTGGTAGCAGATTTGAAGCAGTTGGATATACTTTCCCCAAACCGTTAATTGAAGTAAGCGGAAAACCTATGATTCAAGTAGTCGTAGAAAATTTAAATATAGAAGCAAATTATATATTTATCGTTCAAAAAGAACATTATGAAAAATATAATTTACAATACTTATTAAATTTAATAGCCCCTAGATGCAGTATTATTCAAGTTGACTCCTTAACTGAAGGAGCTGCTTGCACTACCCTGTTAGCCAAGAAATTGATAGATAATGATTCTCCATTAATTATGGCAAACTCGGATCAATTTATTGAATGGAATAGCAATGAGGCATTATATGCTTTTAGTGCGGATGGGATTGACGGCGGAATACTTACTTTTGAGGCAACTCATCCTAAATGGTCATATGCAAAATTGGATGATGATGGTTTTGTTGCAGAAGTTGCAGAGAAAAAACCTATAAGTAACTTAGCTACTGTAGGTATTTACTTCTGGAAAAAGGGTTCAGATTATGTAAAATATGCAGAACAAATGATAGCTAAAGACATTAGGACAAATGGAGAATTTTATGTATGTCCAGTTTTTAATGAAGCTATACAAGATAATAAAAAAATTAGAGTTAAAAATATAGAAAAAATGTGGGGCATAGGTACTCCAGAGGATCTTAATTACTTTTTGGAGAATTATCAAAAATGAAACTTATTGCACACAGAGGTAACTTTGAGGGTATAAAAAAAGAACTAGAAAATAAACCTGAGTATATAAATATAGCCTTAAATAATGGCTATGATGTAGAAATAGACGTAAGGTATGTTAATGGTTTATGGTATTTAGGTCATGATGAGCCACAATATAAAGTTGATATAATAGATTATCTAGATAAAAGATGCTGGCTACACTGTAAAAATCCAAAAGCTTTTGAAAAATTATTTAATGATTATAACACTGCAAACTTTTTTTGGCATCAAACAGATGCGTATACTATGACATCATCTGGATTAATTTGGGCTTTTCCTGGATCAAAAAGATTAGATAATAGTGTTGTTTTATTTCCAAAAAATTCAGAAGAAATCTTTAATGTTTATGGCGTGTGCGACAATGATTTTTCAGAAATAAAAACATGGATTTAATAATAGTTCGGAGCTGGTGGACATTCTAAAGATCTAGAATATATTGCCTTGTCAGACAAGTATGAACAATGGAATATTATTGGATTTTTAGATGATGATCCATCAATAAATAACAAACATCTTCTCGGCGATGTGTCGTTTCTACCTTTTTTACTTGATAAATATCCTAAATTAAAATACACTATAGGGATTAATTCATCTAAAATAAGAAAAAAAATAGAATCAAAAATAAATAGAATTGACCGTGCAGCTAACCTTATCCATGACACAGCAGTAATAGGTTCATATTGCACTTTTGGCGGTGGTTTAACCATGGGTCCATATTCTGTTCTAACAACTAGAGTTAACCTAGGTGTACACGTGCACATAAACACAGCTTCTTCGATTAATCAGTCAAGTAATATTGGAGACTATTGCACTTTAAGCCCTGGGTCAAGAATATGTGGTGATGTTAATATTGGTCACACAACATCAATAGGAGCAGGGGCTGTTGTCATTAACTTTAAAAATGTAGGATCAAATTGCACTTTAGGGGCAGGAACTGTTGTGATAGATGACGCAGAAGATGGAGCTACCGTAGTAGGAGTTCCTGGAAGGCCAATTAAAAGATTTGGCGAATACATATAGTCATTACTATTAAGGACAAATGACAAAAGGAGATAGTAAAATTATGCCAAGAAAGTATACTGGAAACTCAGACGGCAACGGTAATGGTCCCAAGCCTGGCACCGAGAAGCTTCTAGAGCTCTGCAAGAAAAGGTGGGGTTTTTCTAATTTGGGGATTTATGTCAATAGAAGAATGAGGAATCCTGCAGCCGACAAAGACCCAAATAACCCAAAGTGGCTGAGCGTTCATGCAACGGGCAGGGCAATCGATATGGGTTATACAGACCGCAAGAAGGCTGTTGAGGCATGGGATTGGTTTATGAAGTACACCAAAGAGCTCGGCATCGAGGAGGTTCACGACTACGCCTATGACTCTAACGTTAAGGATAAGCAACTCGGCTGGGGCCGTGGTTATCGCTGCAGTCGCGGTGAAGGCGAAAAAGGCGTAAAGATTTATGACGCCAAAGACAATGCTGGTTCGCAAGGCGGCAAGTGGTTGCACATAGAACTATCACCAGAGATGGCCAAAGATGCCACAAAATTTGAGGCTGCATGGAGAGCACTTCCTAAGCCTGGTCAAGCCTAAATTTGGCTATAGAAGTATTGACTTTTATGGTAAAGCTTATTATTGCTTTATCATTGGGATTAATTCTTCTTCCCACTGTCTTAATTATTGCATTAGAATTTTTCTTTAGAGAATCTGATTTTGATGACGTAATTGACTAAGTAGATGATATAATATACATCCTTGCAACGGAGGCACGGGAAAGGTCCTGACATTAGTCAGGACCTTTTCTTGTTACTATACTTATTAAACCACTGGAGGGTGAGCAATGAGGCTTAAGCCGCAAAAAGGTACTTGGATTCTTGGCGTACTTTTTTTTATTAGTGTTATTTTTTCTAATTTTTCTGTTTCTGCCCAAGCCGAACCAGGACTTAATGTAACTGTTTACAACAACTTTGGCTACAACAATTCGCCTCCACTCCCCACGGTCACCGGTCGTCCGGTCGTTGGAACCACCACTCTCACTCAAATCAATCAAAACTTCGACAGTACACCGCTGTTCAATATGTATGAAGACTTTATTGTTAAATATGAAGGCCACATAACACTGCCCGTGACTGGCTCGTTTAGGTTTTTGCCCGCTGCGGATGACGGAACCAAACTCTATATAGACAATGTTTTGATAGACAACAACTGGGTTGACAAGGGCGGCTGGGGCAACCCGTCACAGTACGTTTCTTTTAGCGCTGGAGTTTCTAAGCCAATCACATATTGGTATTACGAAAATGGTGGCGGAGCCAATACGACCCTCTACTGGGATATA